CATCTGGTGTTATATAACCTCTTTGTTCTTTATTTAAGATATATAAAACCGTTTTATAAACAGTATCTACATTAACCATATTAATATTTTTTTAAAAAAAAAGGTGGCGACTAGGCCACCCTTTTATAATCACTTGTTATTTAAGTTTTTTATCTATTGTCTTATAAACTTCAACTCCTTCATCTGTTTTAAACCATGCAGCCATAGCTGAGAATGGATTTTCATCAAACGGTATAGTCATAAGTTTTCTGTCATTACTACTCCAGTGAAAGGTTCTTTGATCTTGAGCTAAACGAATTATATTCATTTCACATGCTCTAATAGCAAAATTCCTTAATTGAACATTATCATCATTTGCTAATTCTAAGAACATTCCAGGATTTTTTCTAGCCATTAACATTATATCTCTTTTAATCTCCTTAGAACTCATGTTAGATACTTTAGATCCTTCTTCTACTCTTAAAATAGCTTCAGCTTGATCAATATCCATATTTGTTGCTGAATTCATAGCATGTAACTCTAAATTTAAAACATCCAATTCATCTTCTGCTTGTATTTCTTCATCTAACTCTAAATATAAAAATCCTTTTGCTGGATGATACAAAGATAATAATTTTTGTAAAGCTTGTTTTTCTTTAGGAACGCTTAATGTGCCGTTACTAAATATAATATGCTCTAAAGTAGCAGGTCCATTTTGTTCATCAACAAATGGAGATTTTTGATTACTTGCATATCTTAATTCTCTTTGGTATCCTTTATCTGAATCAAACCATAATAAAGAATGCCTAGAAGTATGTCTAGATCCTATTTTAAAACTTATAGGTGATTTATTACCTTTTAAGTAATAATTTCTATCTTTTATCTCCCATTTATTTTTTAATGTAGGGGTCATTTCTACCGTAGTAGTTTCTTTTTTTTCTTTTGTTTTCATAATATAATATAATATAATTGTTAAAAAAGACCCCACCGAAGTGGGATCTTATTTATTTTTTTGTTAATCCATTACTACTGTAATAGGTTTAACTGGGTATGTTCCTCCACCAAATCTTGCTGTAGGAATACTGTTTTCAGCTTGAATAGCTTGTGCTACGCTATCACTAGCGAAAGCAGCTAAAGCATCAACTGAATCTGCAGCATTACTAAACGTTACAAGATAAGCAGAACCTGTCCCTGCGTTAGCGCCATCTTTCATCCACAATCTAATTGTAGTTGTAGTTAATGGTACTACATATAATATATCCTCTACAGGAATATATCTGCTTGCAGGTACTGTGGCAGATTGCAAATCATCAGCTACTATAGTTATAACAGCATCAGCCGTTGGAGAGCCAATAGAAGCTTTTGCTATAGTGATAGTATCACCAACTGCAAATCCTTCTCCAGCTATTGTTGCTGTTGCTTCTCCAGCACCAGAGGTTATTGTGCCAGCGGCAACAACAATCCTAAGTGTACATGGTTGTTCAAGAAGTTTAGCATCTCCATTAGAATCTGCTATAGTTAAATCACCACCAGCTACAGTTAAGCCAGTAAATGTTCCATTACTTCCACCAGATACATCAGTTGTTACAGAAGCTTTTAAAGCATCTCCAACGATTGTTAAACCAGTCTGTAACATAGCTATTTTTAATAAATTACTCATATCTATATATTTTTAAACCGGCGCCGCCGATAATAATGTAAGTGGGGTAGTTGATGTTAAATGATAATCATCTGTACCGTCATCTCCAGCTAATTCAAAGCTAGGGATGCTATTCTCGGCCTGAGTAGCTTCAACAACCATATCGGCAAAAGCCGTTACGTCTGCTGCAGTCACTGAGGTTGCACCTTTAAAATTTAGTACTACATTCAAATAATCTGCAGGTGTTGTTGCATCGTATTGATCGTAATATAATTTTATTCCGTCTGTTCCATCTATAACGACAGAATAGACACCTTCAACGTTTACTGCTAGTACTGCTGGATTAGCTCCAGGCATTACTGCAACTCCGCCGTAAGGTATGTTTATTAAACTTGCCATATTTTTATTGTTTAAAATGTTAATAATATAAATTACACAGTTGACTTAAACAATACAAAATTATTAGCTGCTTGTGTTACTAGACATCTTTCTGATAAAAAATGTATTTGCATAGCATCTAAATCAGAAGTATAAGCGCCTCCAACTGAACCAGTGATCCAAGATTTCATTCTTCTATCCTCAGTTTCTGAAGCTCTGTATCTTACGTGCAAAAATGGTCTTCTAATATTTTGACCTAACATTTGATCATAAACAGTTGATGTTCCAGCAGGAACTAATACACCATCTATATCTTGTGTTAAACCTCTAGTAGTAGCATCATTTAAGTATTTCCAGTCAGTTTTGTAGAAGTCATAAGAACCTCTTCTAAATCCTGAAAATCCAAAATTAATAGCCATTTCAGCTTCGTTATCAAATAAACCATAAGAAGCGCTAGCAGTAGAAGCATAACCTCCACCAGCTTGAGCAGCAATCATATCATCAAAATCTAAAGCCGTAGCTCTATTCAAGAATAACATGTTTTCTTCTATTGCTCCTTGTTTATCTAATTGCTTAAGTATTTCATCGAAATCACCTAATGCACCAGCTCCAGGAGCAGCAGCACCAGCAAAATCATTCCATACGTTACCATTTGCTGTAATAGCAGCAAATAAACCTTGTGTACCTTTTGGCACAGCTGTACCTGATAAACCACCACCAGACCATACACCACCAGTAACACCGATAGCGCCAGAAGAACCAGCAGCTAATTCACCTTCAATGCATGCCATTTCAAGATAATCTTCAAATCTTAATCTAGTTTCAGATTCAGCTTTTAAGTACCAAAGATATCCAGAAGTTCCATCTTCAGTAGCTACTTCAACCCAACCGATTTGAGCAGCATCAGATCCTGAAACATCATAATAATCTTTAATAATTATTGGACTATTTTCAAATGTTGTAACTTGAGGTTCAATACCTTGAGTCATTCCTGTGCTTCCTTTTGGAAATTCAGAACCATATACAAACATTTTAAACCCAGTAGTAACACCAGCTCCAAATACAGCAGTCAAACTAGCGGCAGTATAAACATTAGCTGTTGCATTTGCTCCAGATACAGTATCTATAATAGCTTTACAAGAAGTAAAACCATTTGATATAACTACTGTTTGGTTATCTCTAAGTGCATTGTTGCCTGGAATTGTAAGTACGTCTCCAGATCTAGTAACATCTTTGTATGCTATGTGTAATCTATTTTGTTCAGACCATATTACTTGATCTGAGGTCATTGGCATTTCTGCTCCGACCATTCTTAGGAAACCATTTAAGGTTCTATTACCAAATCTCTCTACCTCTTGTTCGTAAAGTTCAGGTAAGTATTGTTGTGACCATTGTCCAGTACCTATGTTGTTAAAGTCAAGGTAATTCCCAGGCATTGTTACTTTAGTAGGCATTGGAGCTATGGATGCGGGAAAACTCCCGCTAGTTGCAAAACTCATAATTTTTAGTTTTTAGTTATTTTTTGTGTTTTATTTTTAACTTAGAACCATCAACACCGGAAATACTCCTTACTTTTAATCCATTTATATACATATCTCCTGGAGCATTATCTCTAGGTTCATTACTTATATTTTTAGATTTAGCAGTAATATTTTTAACGGCGTCCGCTTTGCCTTGCTCATAAAAATGCTGTGCAATTGTATCAGCATTACGCGCAGCGTAGATAGCTTTGTGATAACCTTTATAATCTGATATATTTCCCTTTTCATCTAAGAACTTCTTAACAAAATCGTTCAAATCAGATTGATTAGTTGCAACATCACTAGGATTATTAACTCCATATCTAAATTTCTTTTCACCAAGATCGAAATCAAAACCTTTGAAATCTTTAGTGAAATAATCTTTAGTAGAATTTTTAAACTGTTCGTGACGTTGTTTAACTACCTCTTGTTCTTCGTTGTATCTATTGAAAAAGTCAGTGGCTTTTTGTTGGTCTTTAGTAAGTGAAGGTCTTAACTTAAGCTCTTCATAATATTTACTTTTTAAACCTTCCAAATAACCCTTGGCTTCGGCAACTTCTTCCTTGAGTGCGAGTTTTTTCTTTTTTATATCTCGCTCCTCGTCGTACTCTTCATCCCACGCAAATTTTTCATCCATGATAAATTGAATTTCTTCATCATCTAAATGCGGTTTTGTTTGAGTATAATATTCTTTTAATAATATGTCGTTATCTACAGTGGAATAATCGGCATTTAATCTTATGTAATCTCTCATGTCTCCACCAGTTTCTTTCATAAACTCTATGAGTTTTTCTACATTCTCTGGTAGTTCTATTTGAGGAGTTAATTCAGGTTCTTCTTTTACAACCGTTTTATTAACTGGAATTGTTTCACCTATTGGTTCAAATTCTTCTTCTTTAATTTCTTTAATAGTTGGAGTTTCAGTTTGTTTCTCTTCAACTTTTGTAACTGCTTCTTCAACTTTCTCAATTGCTTTGTCTTCAACTTTAGCAATCTTCTCTTCTTTAACTTCAACAATCTCCTTCTTAACATCTTCGACTTTTACAGGCTCTTCAACCTCTTCTTTCTTTTTAGATAAATCAATTTTAGTTGGTTCATCTTTCTTGTTTAATTTTTTTGCTGAAGGTTTTTTCTTTACTTTAAAAGCACCTTCTTCTTGTACTTCTGTTTCTTCTTTTTTCATGATATGATATTATATAATTAAATAGAACCTATCTTGGAGTAAATTGCTCTAATCCAAAACCACCTAAATTATCAAATCCTTTGGATTCAAAATCTTTTGGTAGTAAATCATTTTTTCTTTGATCTATAAGTTCACTTTGTTGTGTTGCTTGGATTTTAGTTCTTTCGTCTTTTCTATCTTCTTTTTGAGTTTCAGCAGATCTTTTGCTTTCTGATTCAACTTTAGCTAATTGCATATTAAATTGAAATTCTAATTCCATCAACTCTTTTTTCATTTGAGCTTCTTGTTGCATTTTTTGAATAGCGAATTGAGATTTCCCTTGTTCAACTTGCAAAGTATTTTCTGTTAAAACTTGTTGTTTTTGGGCCTCTGCTAAAACAGCTCTTTCTGCTGCTTCTGCATTTGCTTGAGCTTGAGCTTGTATGTTTGCTTGTTGAGCTTGTTGATCTTTTTTAGCTTTTAGAGTTCTTCTCTTTTTAAGTAATTCGTTTGCTAGTTTTAAATTACTAATATTTCTTATATCTATAGCGTCTTCTAAATCTATAGATTGAGTTTGAAGCGCCACTTGAATATTTTGTTCTAACATTGCTTTTTCTTCTTCATCTGGTTCTAATTCTAAGAATATTCCAAAATCATGTAAAGAAGCTGTAGCTATTTCATCTAATGTAGTTACGTTATATACAGAAATACTATCTTGCAAAGCTTCTCTAGTTAAAGGAAACATTAAAGCATCTCCAACTCTAAGCGTTATATTTTCACATGTTTTTAGTGTTAGATATAATCCTGCTTGCAAAATGTGTCTAGTAGCAGTATTTGAATTTGCTGCTGCTAATTTTTGTAAACCAACTAATGCGTCTTTATCAGGCGTGCTAGCATCTCTAGCTTCATTAAGTCCGGTGACATCTCTTATCATTTGTAAATAATACTGATAAGTTTGTATTAATGATTGTATTTTACTACCACCACTAGATGATTGCAATTCTTGAATAGGTACTTTACCATGATTTAATTCACCATCTTGAGTTAATGATCTACCAACAATACTACCTGTTTGGAAATACATGTTCAATGCTTCAGCAGGATTATAATTAGTACCATTACCTAAATCAACTTCGGCTAAACCATCCATATCTAAATAAACACCATCTGGAACTATTCTAGCTAAAACTTGTTGTAGTTTTAAATGCGCTAATTGAATCATATCAGCGAATCCAGTTATTCTACTTACTAAAGACTCTATCTTGCCTTTATACATTCTAGGAGCAGTAATATTATAATTCATATTAACCTTAGTGGTATTAGCAATAGGTCTAGTCATGTTTTCTGCTAATTTCCATTCAAGCATCTTTTCATGACCTAGTATTTTAGCTCCAGTATATAGAACTTCAATAGATCTAGATACTCTTTTAAATGTATCTGCTTCTGGTGGATTAAATGTATCTTGTTTTTCTAATGCTTTTTCTAAACCACTGGGCGTTATTTTTATTTTAAATACTTGATTAGTATAGGTTTTGTATTCAAAAAATACAACTTGAACAGACTGGTTATCTTGTTTACCATTCCAGTTTCTTGTATAACTACTATTTCCGGGATATTTTTGAATTTCCTTCATATCTTCTGGAGATAGATGTGGAAAACGTTTCTTTAGCTCTGGTATACTAATACTTTTTACCTCACCTACATAATATAAATCATCAAAATTAGGATCTTCTGTATACGAATGGACTAAGTTTACTGGATCTACATATTCAACACATATACCATTTGTTCTATTAAAACTAGTTTTTACAGCGCCGATGCCAAGAATAGTTAAATCTTGATTTAATCTTTTTCTTATTAAATGATATTTATTTTTATCTAATATTTGATCTATTAATTCTTCTTCAGCTAATTCAATTGATTGTTTAAAATCTAATTGCATATGAGCAGATAATTCATCCATTGTTTGAGGTTCATTTTCACCTCTATTAGATTCTGTTATATCTATACCCCAAGTTGCTTTTACTGAATCATTAAATGCTTTTAATTGAATATCTTTAATTATACGTTCTGCATAAATAGTTCTTTTTTGTCTTGATTCAGGATCTTGAGCAAAAGCTTTTACTTCATAACTTCTTTGAGAAATACCATTAACAACTATATCTACAAATTTTGGAATTATTGGAACAGGTTTCCAATCTAAATTTAAATAAGACAAATCACCGTTTATAGACAATTCATCTTTATATTTCTGTATTGACTGTTCTCCTCTAGCATATAGTCTTAAGTTATGGAAATTATTGTAATTAGTAGCAAATCTATATCCACCACCGTTGTAGTTATCAAACCATTCGCTTTCGATAGCTCTACCTACGGATAACCCGTATTCCCATGTAGCTTTCTCAGCATCAGGTACTACCTGGTCAGGAAATGAACTGCTAGTATTTGTTTTAATCTGCATCTATTCTATTATTTTTGAAGTATATCCTTTATTATCATATTTTTTAAAGCCTAATGATACTGGAGTTATGTTTCTATTTGCTGTTGGTCTATATCGATTTTTATTACAAGCCATTATTGCTAAACCAGAACTTATTGAAGCATCATGCTTAGTTCTTTTATTAATATCGAATCTTGCCCAATCTTCTAAAGTATTTTGGAAGTACATATCACCATATGAATCCCCTGTCGAACCTACATAAGTCTCTATATATGACTCTATAGCAGCAGCGTGTGCTTGCTTTACGTCTTCACTTGAATTAGGTATTCCACCAATTTCTTTCTCTGTTACAGATAGTTTGTTCCAAACCTTATCAGGTCTGTTCATTGAAAACCCTCTATAACCTCGTCTTTTAAAGTAATAAAGTAATCTAGGTTTATTATTCTCACACAGTATCGGCATACTATAGAATATACAAGCCATCAGAATGTCTTCGAAGAATATCTCAGCCGTTTGAGGTCTTGAAATATACTCCAAGAAAAAATGATTTGGTGGAGCATCTTCCATACTAAATTTAGTAAGTCCATGTAAAGCTCCATTAGAGCCTTTTCCATCAACAGTGCCTGATATATCGTAACTATCACAACCAAAAGCTCCTATATGTTCATTTCGAGGATACTTCACTCCATTCTTTATAATCACTTGATTTTGAAGATTTTTAGGTGGA